CAAACGACTTAACAACATCTTGGACACCGAAAGGATTGATGCTGATAAGAAAGTCCTCGCAGAACTCATCAATAAGCACTTCCCAGACTTCCGACGAGTTCTAAATGAAGTCCAACGCTACTCTTCTAGTGGTAAGATTGACTCTGGTATTCTCGCAACTTTCTCCGAAGTTCGTGTAGATGACCTTATCAACAATCTAAAGTCAAGTAACTTCACTGAAGTTCGTAAGTGGGTTGTAGCCAACCTAGATAACGATACAAATACCATTCTTCGCAAAGTATATGATGCCCTGTACACCCATCTTCAAGGTCCATCCGTGGCTGCTGCTGTCCTCATTATTGCTAAGTATCAGTACCAAAGTGCGTTCGTTGCTGATCAGGAGATCAACCTCCTCGCAGCCCTCACAGAAATCATGATTGAGTGTGAGTTCCAATGAATACAGCAGTACTATACACAGACGGCGGACTAGAGTCCGAACGCGCAGGTCAGCTCCTACGGAGTTTGGGTGGTGAGTACCTAGAGTACCGTTTAGGTCAGCACTTCACCCCAAAGCAGTTCACTGATGAGTTTGGTGAATCTGCTGAATTCCCCCAAGTCTCCATTGGCTATGAGCACATTGGCGGACTAAAAGACACCCTACATTATTTTCAAGACAGAGGTCTACTATGAACATCCAATTAATTCGTCTACAGTCTGGTGAAGATATCATCGCAGATGTGCTAGAGAACAAGGGCGAGACTCTTGTACTATCTAACCCAATCGTTATGGTCCCTGGTCGTGACGGTACTGTTGGATTTGCCCCTTGGAGCCCCCTTCTCCATCCAGATGTAAAGGAGCTAGAGATCCGTACCAGCTACACTGTTTACATCTCCCGTGCTAATGATGACGTTGTAGAGAACTATGAGAAGATTTTCTCCCCAATCATCAAGCCATCTAGTGCTGGCAAGATCATTACCTGATGGATAGCAATGATCAAATTCCCCTTTGGGTATGGTATACTGCCTACTCACTGGGGGTTTTTACTATATTATGTTTTGTGATTTTGGTACTAGGTAACGTATGGATTTGAAAGACTGGCTCAATAGCATCAACATCTCCAAAGAGCATTTGATCGATGAAGAACCTTCTTTGGAAAAGGAGTATCCCCCCTTCATTATCAACAAATGTCTCTCTGGTCAGATGGACTCTTTGATGTATGCGAACGAGATGAACAAGTACCCCCAGCTTGATAAACGTCTCCAATATGACTTTTATATAAATAGTTTACGGAAGAGAAAGAGATTCTCTCCTTGGTTGAGGAAGGATAAGATCAAAAACATTGAAGCAGTTAAATCTTATTATGGTTTTTCTACTGCGAAAGCAGAACAGGCTTTGAATATCTTATCTAATGAGCAACTTGATTACATTTATGAAAAACTTAACACAGGGGGAATCAGACCATGCAAACAGACGAGAGAGGCTTAGTTTATTGGGAACCTTCCCATATGGTAGAAATCTTTCTATCCGAGCCAGATGACTTCCTAAAAGTCAGAGAGACACTCACTCGTATCGGTGTAGCTTCTCGTAAAGAGAAGAAAATTTATCAGTCCTGCCATATTCTCCATAAGCAGGGGAGATATTTCATCGTTCATTTCAAAGAGTTGTTTGCTCTAGACGGCAAGCACACAAACATTACGCTTAACGATATCCAGCGTCGTAATCGTATTGCCAAACTACTTTCAGACTGGAACCTAGTCGAACTCGCGGATCCTGATCAAATCCTCGATGTTGCTCCGCTAAACCAAATTAAGGTACTTTCTTATCGCGAGAAGGGTGAGTGGATTCTAGAGCCTAAGTACAATATTGGTGGTCGTCGCACAGCTTAAGTTGTGTAACGAAAACTCCAAAATTGGGTATCCTACTTCTAAATAATTGTGAGTCTGAGACTCGTGTGTTAAGGATAACAATAAGTAGGGTAGGATATCAGAACACGAAAGGGGGGGTCACCGACCCCCCTTTTTTAATGCTTTCCTATAAATAGTGGTGGTTGCCTTCGGGGACCACAATTACATCTCGCTTTCTAAGGAGAAACAAATGAAACTATTTTCAGAATACGGTGCCGGGGACTTGGATAAGTTCGTTCGGGATATTGAAAGATACTCAGTCGGAATGGATGAGTGGTTACATAGAATGGGAGCATCCCATGAATCAAAACCTAATTACCCACCTTACAACTATATTAAAGTAGATAACATTACATTCAAGTTAGAACTTGCTCTAGCTGGATTTAAGAAAGAAGAAATTAAAGTCTACACAGAAAACAATAAACTATTTGTAGAAGGGAAGACTGCTGAAAAAGAGGAGCTTGAGTATCTACACAAAGGATTAGCAACCAGAGATTTCACCAGAGTCTGGACTATCTCTGATGATGTTGTCCTTGAGAGTGTAGAATACGTTGATGGTGTCCTAACAATTGTTATGAAGAGAGTTATCCCCGAACATCAAAAACGTAAAGACTGGTTATAAATAGTATCAAATATCGTCGCCGCTTCGGGGGGTCCTGGTTACAGTCAGGGCAGCCCCCCTTTTTCATGCTATAATATTATTACCTGAGGTGTATTATGAACAACAAGTACGATAGGGACGAAGTTCCCAAGACACACGATGAAATGCGTGAAGCTGGTTATGAGATGACTGGTGATGGATTCTGGATTCCTGGTCAAGAGGAGGGAATCATTGAAGTTGCCGCAGCAGAGCTAGGCGATTCTGTAAAGCTCCTCCTACTACTAAATGGTGAGCAAGTAATTACACAGCTTATCGAGACTATTGGTAGCGATACATACACTCTTCGCGATCCCCGTGAGGTGCGTCTACAATCCTCCTCAAGCGACGGTGAGACTGTCACCAGTACAATCGGATATAGTGACTGGTTTCCCCTCTCAGCAGACCGTGAGATCAAGCTAGCTAAGAGCTTTGTGGTCTCAATCACTCGCCCCCTAGATTCTCTCCTAGATAGTTACATTGGAGCCTTGGTCGATGGATGATCTAATTAGAGTCCTTCTTCTAAAGGACGGTCGCGTCATTGTGACAAAGCTACAAGAGGTCGCCGAGCATGAGATCGGTGAACCTGACTGTGTTATGATTGATCCAGTGATCTTTGATGAGTCCGTTGAGGACATCACCAAAGCTATGAAGCGCTTCCCTGGTAAGCGCATTACGCCGGACACCAAGATGGCTATCCTCTCAGATAACATCCTTACTATGGTGACTCCCGACAACAAACTCCTTTCTGAATACCTTATCGTTATTGGTGATTGATGGCTGACAAGTTCTACACAAACGTCCAGATGTATGGAAATGATATCCTCCTCCGAGGGTATGAGAATGGTGAGAGGTTTATTACCAGACAGAAGTTCTATCCGACTCTGTTTGTAACCTCAAATAAGGACAGTGAGTGGAAGACTTTGGATGGGGAGCCTGTACAGAAGATCTCCCCCGGTACTATTAGGGAGTGTCGTGAGTTCTTCAAGAAGTATGATGACGTTGATAACTTCAACGTTTATGGTAACGAGCGCTTTATCTTCCAATACATTGCTGACAACTATCCTGGTGATATCAAGTTTGATACTGCCAAGATGAAGATGATCACTTTGGATATTGAGGTTGAGTCTGAGATGGGATTCCCTGATCCAGACAATGCCGCTGAGGAAGTCCTACTAATCACTGTACAGGACTACAACACCAAGAAAATCATCACTTGGGGTCAAACCAAGCATGGTGACTTTGAGAACAAGCAGGAGAACGTGGACTTCCGCCCCTGCTACGATGAGTATCACCTACTAAACTCCTTCTTGGAGTGGTGGTCAAATGATACTCCTGATGTTATCACCGGCTGGAACGTAGAATATTATGACGTTCCATATCTAACGCGCCGCATTGATCGTATCATGGGTGCTAAGGTAATGAAGCAGCTATCTCCCTGGCGTCTAGTCAGTGAAGAGGAGCACTTCATCAAGGGACAGAAGAAGAAGTACTTTGATATTGCTGGTCTAACAATCCTAGACTATCTAAACCTATATCAGAAGTTTACCTATACAAACCAAGAAAGTTATCGTCTAGATCATATCGCCAACGTTGAGTTGGGTCAGAAGAAACTAGATCACAGTGAGTTTGAGACATTCAAAGACTTCTACACCCAAGGTTGGCAGAAGTTCGTAGAATACAACATCATTGACGTGGAACTTGTTGACCGTTTGGAAGACAAGATGAAGCTTATTGACTTGGCTATCACCATGGCGTTTGATGCCAAGGTGAACTTCCGTGATGTGTTCTATCAGGTCCGTATGTGGGACACCATCATCTACAACTATCTCCGTGAGAAGAATGTTGTCATCCCACCCAAGGTGAGTGTGGATAAGGATGCGAAGTATGCTGGTGCTTATGTTAAGGAGCCCGTGCCTGGCAAGTATGACTACGTAGTCAGCTTTGACCTTAACTCCCTATATCCTCACCTCATCATGCAGTATGCGATCTCACCAGAGACGCTTGTAAGCCGCGAGGAGATCAATGATGAGATCTATAACCTAGAGACAGGTGTCTATAAGGATGAAGAGCGTCTAGAGGCTCTCAGGGCTGTTAGAGAGCTTTCCACCAAGATCAATGTGTATAAGATTCTTGGGCAGGAGCTAGATATGAGTCCCCTCAAGAAGCTTGACTGGACTATGACTGCCAATGGTGCTGTCTATCGCCGCGTCAAGGGAATGCTCCCAGAACTAATGGAGAAGATGTATGCTGAGCGAGTTACCTTCAAGAAGCGTATGCTCAAAGCCAAGCAGCTCAATGAGGAGAAGCCTTCTAAAGCATTGGAAAAGGAGATCTCCCGCTGTAACAACGTTCAAATGGCGAAGAAGATTTCTCTTAACAGTGCTTATGGTGCTATTGGTAATCAATACTTCAGGTATTTCAAACTAGCGAACGCCGAAGCTATCACTCTTTCAGGACAAACTTCTATCCGCTGGATTGAGAATAAGCTCAACGGCTTCATGAATAAGACTCTGAAGACTGAAGGTATCGACTATGTTATCGCATCCGATACCGACTCCATCTACCTCAATGTTGGTCCCCTAGTTGAGACTGTATTTGCCGGTAAGGAAGTGGAGAAAGTCAAGATCATTGACGCCCTGGATGCATTCTGTAAGGCTAAGATCGAACCATTCATCGACAAGTCTTACTACGAGCTAGCTGACTATGTGAATGCATACGATCAGAAGATGCAGATGAAGCGAGAGAACATCGCTGACCGTGGTATCTGGACCGCTAAGAAGCGTTACATCCTCAACGTCTGGGACTCTGAGGGTGTACGATATGCGAAGCCCAAGCTCAAGATGATGGGCATTGAGGCTGTTAAGTCATCCACTCCTGCTCCCTGTAGGGCGATGATTAAAGAAGCTCTCAAGCTCATGATGGAGGGAACAGAGGATCAGGTTATTGATTACATTGATAGCTGCCGCCTACAGTTCAAGATGCTTCCCCCGGAGGAAGTATCATTCCCCCGCTCCGTATCTGATGTTAAGAAGTACAAGTCTACTTCTGATATCTACGTGAAAGGAACTCCCATCCACTCACGTGGCGCACTTATCTTCAATCACTATATACAAAAGAATGGGTTGGATAGAAAGTATTCACTCATTACTAACGGTGAGAAGATCAAGTTCTGCTACTTGAAAGTCCCTAACAAACTAGGTCAGAACGTCATCTCCTTTATCAACGAGTTCCCAACAGAACTAGGACTTGAGAAGTATATTGACTACGATCTACAGTTTAATAAGAGTTTCCTTGACCCATTGAAGATCATTCTGGATTCCATCGGTTGGAATTCAGAGAAAACAGTTACACTAGAGTCGTTTTTTGGATAATGTTATGGATAATAAGACTATGCTAGCGCTAGATATCTTCATTGAGTCGGTTATCCGACCCGATGAAAATCTTCGAGCACATGCCCGCGAGACCGGTTGTCTCGATGAATTGCTCCATATCCGTGAGGATGTGCTACAATACCTGTATACTATTAGGAGAACACATGGCTCTGTCTAAATCAGTTCAGGACGCCCTGGACGAAGCACAGTCCAACTTGCGAAACGCACTAGCTTATGCTGCTCGCCAGGAGCGTCCTCTTGTATGCCAGAGCATCTCTAAGATCATGCTAGAACTTGATAGCATTGAGAAGTATGATCAACTGTTCGATACACTTGAGAGCCGTGAAAGCGGTGAGTCAGGTGAAAACCCCTTCGGTAATTTTGGTTTTAACAAGTAATGGATTTTCTTAAGGACATTGTAAATGAAATTGGTGGTGACTTCACTAAAATTGCATCAGAAATCGACGAAACTGAAACATTCGTGGACACTGGTTCGTTCATCTTTAATGCTCTTGTATCTGGGTCTCTCTACGGTGGGGTATCTGGCGACAAGATTACTGCAATTGCTGGCGAAAGCAGCACTGGTAAGACTTTCTTCAGTCTTGCTGTCGTCAAGAACTTTCTTGATACTAATCCCGATGCATATTGCCTTTATTTCGACACTGAGGCTGCAATCAATAAAAGCCTTCTTACTTCACGTGGGATCGATCTTGACCGCGTTGCTGTCGTCAACGTCGTTACAGTAGAGGAGTTCCGCACCAAGGCTCTCAAGTGCGTTGATATGTACATGAAGAAGCCTGAAGGTGAGCGCAAGCCTTGCATGTTTGTACTAGACTCTCTAGGTATGCTCTCCACTGAAAAGGAGATCAATGACGCACTCAACGATAAGCAAGTGCGTGATATGACCAAATCCCAGCTTCTCAAGGGCACCTTCCGTATGCTCACACTGAAGCTAGGTCAAGCTCAAATCCCTATGCTCGTTACTAACCACACTTATGATGTTATTGGTGCTTACGTCCCTACCAAAGAGATGGGTGGCGGTTCTGGTCTTAAGTACGCTGCTACTACCATCATTCACCTATCTAAGAAGAAGGAGAAGGATGGAACAGA